CGTGACCTGAACGTTGGCACTGCGTCAGCTGGTGGCAACTTGGTTGCTACTGAGCTTGATGCTGGCAGCTTCATCGACCTGCTGCGCAATGCGTCGGCACTGGATCAAGCTGGCGCCACCGTGTTGACCGGCCTTACCGGCAACGTTGCCATCCCCCGCCAATCCGGTGCTGGCACCGCCTACTGGGTGGCTGAATCTGGTTCGCCCACTGAGAGCCAGCAAACTGTTGATCAGGTGAGCCTGACCCCTAAAACGGTCGCTGCTTTTACTGACTACAGCCGCCGCCTGATGCTCCAGTCGAGCATCGACGTGGAGAACATGATCCGCACTGACCTGGCAACCGTTCTTGCTCTCAAGATCGACTTGGCTGGTCTTTACGGCACCGGCTCCAACAGCGAGCCCTTGGGCCTCAAACTGACCACTGGCATTGGCACCGAAGACTTTGCTAATGATGCTCCTACCTTTGCCGAGGTGGTGGCACTTGAGAGCGACGTGGCAACCGCCAACGCATTGATGGGCAGCCCTGTCTATCTGATGAATGCTGCCATGCGCGGCAACCTGAAGACCACGAAGAAGGACGCCGGCTCCGGCATCTTCATCATGGAGAATGGCGAAGTCAACGGTTACCCCGGCGTGCTATCCAACCAGGTGGCAGCTAATGATCTGTGGTTTGGCAACTTTGCCGATCTGATCATCGGTTACTTCTCCGGCTTGGATCTGATGGTGGACCCCTACACCCATAGCACCTCCGGCACTGTTCGGGTTGTAGCTATGCAAGATGTGGACATTGCTGTCCGTCATCCTGAATCCTTCACCCGCGGCAACAACACCCTCTGATCATGTTGATCGAGGTCCTGCGGCAAACAATGCTGGCAGGCCAGGTAGTTCGGATTGGGGAGATCATTGAGGCCTCCCCTTCTGACGCCAGGCTAATGATCGGCATTGGTAAGGCGATCGAGGTTGCCAACGTGGCAGCCACTATTGTTCAGGCAATTCAGTCTGAGCCTGCACCAAAACCACAATCCCCCCGACGGAGGGCTAAGCCATGACCATTCAAAACCTTGGGACCAAAACTGAGGTCCTCAACTTCCTGCCTAATGATGTGGTGACAGCTACTGTCACCGCAAGCACCGCCATCGACCTAGTGGATTATGAAGGCGACATCGCTGTGATCCTTTGCGCCGAAGCAGGCGGCGCTAGCATCACCTACCTCGGCAAGCTGACCGAATCTGATACATCAGGTGGGACTTACACCGATGTGACCGGCGGCGCGTTCACAATCACTGCTGCCAACACCGCATCGGTTCAGAAGATCTCGGTCAACTCTGACAACACCAAGCGGTTTATCAAGGCAGTGGTAACGGTTGCAGGCGGCACTGGTGCCGGCGCTGTGGCAATCGTCGGCCTGGGCTCTAAGAAGTACAGCTGATGGCGTTTACGGAAGACCTAAGCATCTTCCTTGCAGACTTCGGCGTCAGCTGCACAGCTGGCGCCGTTACTGCTAATGGGATCCTGGACATGCCCAGCCAGATCCTGAGCGATGGCATGGTGCTCAGCACTGACTACACGCTGACTGCGCGAACGTCCAATTTTGGCAACTTGATTCGTGGTAACTCAATCACGGTTGATAGCGTGGCCTATACGGTGCGCGAGACCATGTTGATAGACGATGGCAAGTTTGTTCAGATCGCATTGCAAAAGACATGAGTGGCCCCTTCAAGGTCAACACACGCAGCCAATGGGCAGCACTCAATCCAGTGGTGTTGGCTGGTGAGCCTGGCATTGAAAGCGAAACTGAGAACCTGAAGATCGGCGACGGCCGCACGGCATGGTCTGGCCTTCCCTACTTTGGCAATCCTGGATATTGGGGATCGTTTTGGGATGAAACTTCGCAAGTGGCGGCGCTTGCCAATACGGCCTATCCCATCAAGCTGCGGCAGATTGACACGACAAGCCGTGGCACAAAGATCATTTCAAACGAACGGATCACTTTTGATCATCCCGGCATTTACAGCATTACGTTTTCGATACAATTCAGCAATACGGATAACTCCATTCACGATATCAATGTCTGGCTTCGCAAAAACGGCGCGGACGTGCCCGCCAGCGACAGCCGATTTAGCATCACTGCACGGCATGGCAGCGTTCATGGCAACGTGATCGGCACCGTCAATTTCGTGCTAGGCGTGACGACCAACGACTACCTCGAGCTGATGTGGGCAACCAGCAACGTTGCGGCCTACATCCATGCTGAGGCAGCACAGACCAGTCCCTTCGCGCATCCGAGCATCCCCGGCATCATCTGTACTGTTGTTCAAGTCGCATCGGCTTAACCCATGGCAACCAAACGCGAGACCATCTTGGCGGCGATCCGCACCGCACTGACGGGCACCACAGGAGTTAGCACGCGGATCTATCGCAGCAGGGTGGAACCAATGAGCAGAGGCGAACTGCCGGCAATTGTGGTTGAGCCTGTCAGTGATAACGCTGAGCAAAACACCAGCTTGCCAACGCTGGACTGGACCTTGACCGTTCGTATCTCGGTGATCGTTCGCGGCGACATCCCCGATCAAGTGGCTGATGCAACAGTCCAAAGCCTCCACGCCAAGGTGATGGCAGACCTCACGCTGGGCGGTAATGCTTATGACGTGCAACCCATTTCAGTTTCGTTTGATCTGGTTGAAGCAGATCAACCTAGTGGTGTGATCAGTTGCGATTACGCTGTCAGGTATCGGACGAAAGTGGCCGATTTATCCCTCAGCCCTTAGCAGCTATCATGATGGACGAATACAAAGGCCAGGGCGGCAGCTACCTGGTCGATCCCAAAACCGGCAAGCGAAAGCTCGTCGAGCGGACCCAGCCGGCCCCTCATCCAACCTTCGAGGTAGCCTCCAATGGCATCAGTTCTGACTCGTCGACGCCTGATCCTGGCGAAGATTGAAACCACCTACGGCACCGACTCGACGCCGAGTGGTGCTAGTAACGCGGTCCTAGTGCGCAACCTTGAGATCCAGCCGCTGGTTGCCGACACGGTGAACCGCGACTTGGTGCGCCCATACATGGGCCAAGCTGATCAACTGCTGGCGCAAACTCGCGTTGAAGTCACTTTTGAAGTTGAGCTGGCTGGCTCCGGTACGGCAGGCACCGCCCCGGCTTATGGCCCAGTGCTGCGCAGCTGCGGCCTAAGCGAGACGCTGGTCACCAGCACCAGCGCCACCTATGCGCCCGAAAGCAGCGGCTTTGAGAGCTGCACCATTTACTACCACGAAGACGGCATTCGCCACAAGCTGACGGGTTGCCGCGGCACTTTTGAACTCACTGCCGAAGTAGGTGCGATCCCATCCATCTCTTTCACGATGACCGGGATCTACAACGCTCCGACTGACGAGACGCTGCCCACCCCGACCTACGCCAACCAGGCAACCCCGTTGTTGTTCAAGGAAGGCAACACCACTAGCTTCTCGGCGTTTTCGTACAGCGGTTGCCTGCAGTCCTACAACTTCTCAATGGCAAACGATGTCATCTACCGCGAACTGGTGGGTTGCTCAAAGGAAATCCTGATCACCAACCGGATGCCGAGCGGCACCGTTGTGATCGAGGCGCCGACCATTGCGGCAAAGGACTTCTTCGGAATCGCCACTGGCAGCAGTACAGGCAGCATCACCTTCCAGCACGGCACCACTGCCGGCAACAGATGCACGGTAACCACTGCGCAGTCTGATCTAGGCAATCTGACCTACAGCGATCAGGATGGCGTGCAGATGCTCAACATGCCGTTTATTGCGGTTCCGACCAGTTCGGGCAATGATGAGTTGTCAATCGCTTACACCTAATACGCGTGGCATTCGTTCTTAAGCAATCTGGCACCTACTCATGGCCGGTCGCCTTTGATCTCCCGATCGATGGTGGCCGCCATGAACGCCAGACTTTTGATGGTGAGTTCAAGCGCCTGCCACAAAGCAAAATTGGTCCAATGGTTGCCGAGCTGCAGAAGCTTGAAGATCTAGGTGATCTGGATCAAATCACCGACATCGCTCGCGATGTGCTGGTTGGTTGGTCTGGCATCAACGATGACGAAGGCAATGAGATCCCTTTCAGCGAGAAGGCATTGAATGAATTGCTCGAGGTGCCATTCTTGGCCATTGCTGTACTGAAGGCATACATGGACAGCATCAAAGGAGCAAAAAGAAAAAACTGACAGAGGCCGCCGAGCATTGGGCCGGCGGCGGCGTCAAGGATGACAGCCAAGAGGATGCCGCCATCCTTGGAGTGGCGCTGCCAGAGCAACCCCGCTCTGATGATTTTGAAGTGTGGGAGGAAAACTGGCCGGTGGTGGAGATGTTTCTGCGCTGTCAGACGCAATGGCGCACCACTATGAGCGGCGTGCTGGGAATGGACTATGGAGCAGTTGCTTGGCTGTTTATGATGTACGAAGTAAAAGACCCTCGCGCGCTCTTGGAGGACCTGCAGGTAATGGAGGGAGCGGTAATGGTCTCGATCAATAGCAGGAGCAGCTGACATGGCGATGAACATGGATGCCATGCTCCGCATCAAGGCGGACGTTCAAGGCGAGAACAACATTCGCCGGCTTGGCAACTCCATGCAGGGCCTGCAAGGGCAGGCAAAGAACGCTGCAATGGGGTTCAACAACCTCAAAGGTGCAGTGGCTGGCTTTGGTGCAGCAATTGCCGGCAGCGCCATTGTGGGCGGGCTGACGGCTGTCATCAAGAAATCCATTGACGCTGGCGATGAGCTGTTCAACATGCAGGCCAAGACCGGCATTGCAGCTAGTGCGTTGATTGGCCTAGGCAATGCAGCCAAACTGGCGGACGTTGACCAAGCCACCCTTGGCAAAGGCTTGACCAAGCTCAGCGTCAACCTAGTCAAGGCTGCCGAGGGCAACGACGGGCTGGCGCAGAAGTTTAAGGCGCTGGGCATCTCAATCAAGGATGCCAACGGCCAGGTGGTGCCGGCAGACAAGGCACTGAAGCAGATCGCTGATCGTTTTGCCGACATGCCCGATGGTGCGCAAAAGGCGGCCGCGGCGGTTGCGCTGTTTGGCAAGTCCGGCGCGGATCTGATCCCGCTGCTAAACGAAGGCGCAGCCAGCATGGAGAAGTTCACTTACAAAGTGGGCGAGGACTTTGCAGCGCGCTCGGATCTGTTCAATGACACAATCACCGAGCTAGGCATCAAGACGCAAGGCTTTGGTCTAGAGCTGACTGACGCGCTGCTGCCTGCGCTGCAAACGATCCTTGAGGTATTTGGCGACCTGTTTGACACCGACCAAGATTGGACGGCGCTGTTCAAGGTGATCGAGGGCGTGATTCGCGGCATTGCTGTGGCGATCTACACCGTGGTGAAGGCGGTGGACATCCTCATCAAAAACATCGTTGCGGCAGTGCAAGCAGCAAGCCAAGCATTTGCGGGCGATTTTGGCGCTGCATTCAACACCATCACCACTGCGGTGAGTAGTGGCTTTGGAGAAGCGCAGCAAGCTATTAAAGACCTGAACAAGCTGGCCTTTGGGTCCGCGGCATCACCCGGCACTGGTCGTCGCACCCGCGGCCGCAACATGGAGCTGGACACTACCAGCAGTGACGCAGCAGCGGCAGCAGCTGCCCGCAAAGCAGCAGCAGAAGCCAAGCGCAGAGCAGCAGAGGATAAGCGTGCTGCATCTGAGCAGGAACGCGCAGCAGAAAAATATAATAACTACCTTCAACAAGGAGCCGACCTAGCCAACGATTTAACGCAACAAATCAAGCAAATAGGTCTTGAGACAAAAGCCGTAGGCGCTACCCCTGTAAAATCAATTTTACTTTCTTTAGAGCAGGACTATGCTGCAATTACATTTGACCAATCCAAGCTGGCTGCAACGTTCAATGAGCTTGTCAATCAAACAGGCTTGAAATTTGATGGGCTCCGTAGCAAAATACAAGAACTTGGCGCAGCCAAAATTGCTCAAGCGCAGGCAAAAGCAAATCAATCGCTGTTTGAATTGCTTCCCAGCTTGGCCGATTACGAAGCCAGCATTGCCGAAATTGCACGCGGCAAAACCGAGCTGACTGAACTGGAGAAGCTGAACGCTCAGGTGAACCTGCTGCAGTTGGATATCCTTGCCCAGACCAACCCGGCACTGGCTGAGCAGATTCGTTTGTTGCGCGAGCGCGCCGGTGCATTGGATGCCGCAACCAAAAAGCAAGAAGAAAGCAGCAAGAGCTTTGGCACGCAGTTCAAGGAATCTTTCAAGCAGGCTTATGACTCAGCAACCAACCTCGGCGCCAACCTAGCCAGCATTGCCACAAACGGCATCGACGGCCTGACCAATGCCATCGTTGAGTTTGCCACTACAGGTAAGGCATCATTCAAAGAGTTCGCCGCATCAGTGCTGAAAGATCTCAGCGCAATGCTGATCAAGTTTGCCATCTTCAAGGCGATTGGCGCCCTCTTCCCTGGCTTGACCGGCTTCGCTGACGGCGGCGTATTTGGTCCGAGTATGCAGCCCCGCACTGGTTTTGCAAAGGGCGGCACCTTCACCAATTCCATTGTCAGTTCGCCCACTCTGTTCAAGTTCGCCCAGGGCGGCGCTATGCGCACTGGCCTGATGGGCGAAGCCGGACCCGAGGCAATCATGCCCTTGATGCGGGGCCGCGACGGCAAGCTGGGCGTTGCAGGTGGCGGCGGTGGCAGCAACACGACGGTGAACGTCAGCGTGGACGCCAAGGGCACCAATGTGCAGGGCAACGAAGGTCAAGGCGCCCAGCTCGGCCGTGCCATTGCGCAAGCGGTGCAGGCAGAATTGGTCAAACAGAAACGGCCCGGCGGCCTGATCGCGGCGTAACCCATGGCAACCTTCACTTACACCCCGAGCTTCCAAGCGACCGAGAGCAGCAAGCCTCGAGTTCGCAAGTTTCAAGCTGGCGATGGCTACGAGCAGCGGGTGACCTTTGGACTAAACCCAGACCCCAAGGAGTGGAGTCTAACCTTTGCCAATCGCACTGATGCTGAGCGCGACAACATCACAGCATTCCTTGATGCTCGCGGCGGTGTTGAGTCCTTTGACTGGACGTCACCACGCGGCATTGCTGGCAAGTACGTCTGCGAGGAGTGGCAGGTCACGCTAAGCAATTGCAACAACAACCAAATCCAAGCAACCTTCCGCGAGGTCTTTGAGCCCTGATGGCTGTTCCCGTCTCAGACCTACAGCAGATTGCACCCAGCGCAATTATTGAGCTGTTTGAGCTGGAGCTAAATGCTGCGCAGCATGGCGTAAACGAAACATACCGTTTCCATGCTGGCGTCAATGCTGACGACAATCAAAACATCATCTGGGCCGGCAATGAGTACATGCGCTTCCCCCTTGAAGCCGAAGGTTTTGAGTACAGCGGGCAAGGGCAACTACCACGTCCCAAGTTGCGCATCAGCAATATCGTTGGCACTATCACAGCGCTAATCCTGACGCTACCAAGCGGCCTAGAAGGCGCCAAGGTGACGCGCATTCGCACTTTGGCGCGGTATTTGGATTCCGCTAATTTTGCACCCTTTGATTTTTTACTGCTTGAAGATTTAGACTTGCTATTGCTTGAGGATAGCGGCAGCGTAGGACTTGAAACGACGAACGCCACACCCGACCCTACAGCAGAGTTCCCGCGCGAGATCTACTACATCGACCGCAAGGTTGTTGAAACCCGAGACGTTATCGAGTTTGAATTAGCAGCAGTATTTGATCTGATCGGTGTTCGCGCGCCAAAGCGTCAGTGCGTCAGCAACGTGTGTCAGTGGAAATACCGTGGTCCTGAATGCGGCTATGCCGGTAACGCATACTTCAACACCAATAATCAACCCGTAGCGACACTGGCACTAGACGCCTGCGGTAAGCAGCTAAGCAGTTGCGAGCTGCGCTTTGAGCAGCAGTACCGCACCGGGTCAGTAACAACAGGCAGCAACATCCTCACGCTTACACAGGCCAGTTCGTTTAGCGCAGGTGATCCGGTTACAGGCTTCGGCCTACCCGCTGGCACGACTGTCTCAAGCGTGAGCGGTGCCTTGGTGACGCTGAACCAGAATGCCACCGCCAGCACTGGCGTGGTGACAACTGGCACCATCCAAGGCAACTACACGCAGATTGTCGTTTCTAGCGCCGCTGGCATTGTTCCCGGCATGGCAGTAACAGGAACCTAT